GCGAAAACACCTGATACCATGGACGAAGCTGAAAACGAAAAACTCAACGAAATTCACAAATCGGTACAAGAAACGCAGACTCAAATTCAAGTTATCCACGAACGAACCGGTAATATGGATGCTCGGATTCAAAATGTCAAAGAAGAGGCCGACAAAAACAGCAATGACATTGACAAACTCGAATCATCTGTTAACCGCAATACCACCGCCGTAGCTGGTATAAGTAGTGCGATTACCGCCAGTGCAGTGTGGATTGGCGATAAACTGATAAAATTATTTTAACATGAGTAACCAACTAAATCTCGACGCTGATCTCAAATTTGCCGCCAGCACCCCCGACGACTCACAATCACTCGATTTTGACAGTGAGGAGTTCCGGCAGTATGCTGGCACTGGCTTCAACGAGTACGGCGTTCGACCAAACACCGACGAAGACGGCAATATCGAATCGGTCGATGTTGTCTACGAAGCAATGGAGCCGGGACCGCCTAAACGGCGTAACGGTGTGCGGATCACTGAAAATTTCCTGCGTAATCTGAGCGATAAAGATTACACCCAAGAACCACCCCATCTTCTCGATCACAAATCGAAAGAGACGTTTGCCAACATCGGTAACGTCCGAGAAATCTGGTTTTCCGAGCAGGCGGAAAAACTGGCACTAATGGTTCAAGTGCCAAACACTGGTGGTCCAACACACAACGAAGCAATCGCGCGATATACCCATGAACCCCCGGCAATCCGAAACGGGTCGGTAGGACTGGGCAACAACTACGAAGCAATTCGTAACGACGAGGGCGAACCAGAAATCAAAGACGGCAAACTCCGCGAATTTTCTGCCGTCAACTTCCCCGGTGGCTACGACGAGGGTGGCGTATCAGCCGCGTTCGCCGAAGCCGCCAGTGACGCGATCACTGAGTTTGATGACGAGGCGCAAGCAGATGAGTCCACCGAGGACGAAGCCTCAGAGAACTCGGCAGCGGATAACGACTTCTCAGTTGAAACTGAGAAACTAACTTTCTAACACAATGAAATTTAACAAGGTCAACTTCGACGGCGACCTCAGTGAGATGGACGACGATGAACTCACTGAACTGGTAGATCAATACCAGAAGGCACAGGAAACGAACGTTGCCGAGTTCAAACAGGTAAAGGAAACGGTTGCAGACCTCGTAGATGCGGATGACTCCGCCAACTTCGAGGATCTGTTCGGCGAGGTGCGGGACTTCACCGACGCGAAAGACGAACTGGTCGAAGAGGTCAAAGACTTCGACGCGTTCAATGAGTCTCCGGTCAGCGAGTCGGAACTCGAAGACGCCGCCTTCTCGAAGGTTCGAGAATGGCACGCGTATTTCGCTGCGGCAGAAGCCGCCCCCGAAGACGACGACGGCGAGTTCGATGACATGGGCAAACGCGGCGAAACCGGTGGCGACGAAGAGGAGGCCGACCGTCAGTTCGCCGAAAAGCATCTCAATGGCATGGCTGGCTTTCAGCGCAAGCAGTAATTCTACAAGGTAAATCACAATGGCAGACTGGAACGTAGCAACTGGTGCAGAACAGGCAATTAACCGAACCGGCGCGCCGAACTGTCAGGTCGTTGGCGAAGACGTGCAAGGCACGCTCGTCGGCGTCTCGCAGAACGCCGATGACGAGTGGGAACTCGTTGAGGCCGACGCAGAGGCCGAAGCCAACGGCGGTACAGAAATTAATGCCCTCGGGGTTCTGTTCCCCGAAGAGGTGGTCGATCTCGATGCGCTGCCGACTGGCGCATATCTGGCCGACATCGAAGAGCAGCTTGTTCAGGAGAACAAAACGCTCGCTGGCGACCGAGCGGTGTTCATCGTCTTCGGCGTTGAGATGATCAACAACGACGAGGACACCAACTTCACGCCGAACCAGCCGGTGTATCTCGACAGTGGTGGGGGCTTCACGCAGACCAAGCCTTCGACCGCTGGCGACATTCAGCAGGCGGTCGGTGTCTGCCTGCCACCCAACGAGGATGGCGGCAGTAACCGTGTGCAGGGCGACCGAATCTATCTCGACGTGGACCTCACTACGTGGACCACCGCGTAGAGTAAGTTCACAAACAATTAACACATAGGACATAAATCTTTATGCCACGACACGAAATCAAGACGAAAGACGGCGTACCACTCGATGAACTGCTCGAACAGTCGCGCCGACTGATCGACATTTACAACGACGTTGAGCGTCCGTTCCGCGACATGTTCGCGGAGATGGTCGATCAACAGACCTTCTACAACGAACCACAGGATGCAGAGGTCTACTGGGAGGAACTCGCTGAGGGTGAGCATCCCCGCACGGTTGGCCGTGACAAAGACGACACCCAAATCTTCATCCGCGACAAGAAGTTCGGTCGCTCGGTTGGGATGTCGCAGGACTACATCGAAAAGCACACGCAGGAGCGCGTTATGCGCAAGATCCGCGACATGCTGGAAGGCGCGGACAACACGATGCGGGAACTCATCCTGTCGGCCCTGAAAGACGGGTATGCACAGGGGCAGGAACTCTGGTACGACGTTCCCGACTATGGTGAACACTCGTTCAGCCAGACTCACAGCCACAAGTTCGAGACGACCGACGCTCTCTTCGATGACGACGGGAACGACGACACGGCCTACGAGGCCCACCGGCACATCGAAGAGGCCAAACAGGAGCTTACGCACCACGGCTTCGACGGGCCGTTCGTGGCTCTCGTCTCTTCGAACTTCAAGTACGCACTCCGCGACGAAATTTCGTGGGATGCCCAGTTCCACATCCCGATGGCCACGGGGATGCGCAGTGCCGACATCAACGACCTCGACATCGTTATCGACGGTGTCCGACTCATCGAGAGTCCGTGGATGACCGGCAACAAGATGTGGGTCACGCAGGCGCAGAACGGCTCGCCGGTCAAAATCTACGAGGATTCGCCCGTCCACCTTCGCCAAGGCTCGGAAGGCGGCGGTCCTGTTCTCTCGCCCGGCGACATCGTCGGTGCGAATGGCTACGCCCGTTGGGGTGTCAAGAACGTCGATCCGCTCCGAGCGGTCTACGTTGAGGCAACAAACGTCGCCTAAAGGGGTCTAACGCATGGCTTCTTCTGATACCGAACTTCTCCCGCAACTCCGAATGCAGACAGGCTATTCCGAGCTTGTACTGGATTCGGACGACTGGGATGCAATTTTCGGTATTGCTCGTCGGCACATTCGAGTTGAAAAGGGCATTACTCAAGACTGGGACGAGGCCGACTGGTACGAAGAGCAAAACCGAGAAGAAGCCTTGTTCTGGTTCGCCTGTCTGTTCGCCAAGGTCGCAACTGGTGAGCTTGATTCGCAGTCGGTGTCGGTCGGTTCGATCAACCAGAAAACGCTGATGTCGAAAGAAACCGGCTCGGCGACCATCTGGTATCGAAACGCGAAGAAAGCGATGGGTGGCATGGCTGGCTCCTCTGACAATCCCTACGGCACTGGCTCTCGAACAGTGGTCCGTGACAACCGCCTCTATGGCGATGACGCCGAAGAGGTCGGCACTGGAACGGATGTTGGTGGCCTCTAATGCCATACAACCACTTGGCGGTTCTCGCGCAGATCGACCGACTTGGTCGGGCTGCACAAGTGTATAGCCGATCTGACGGCGAAGACGGCGAACTGCGCAATTCGTTCGGCCAGCTAAATTCCGACTACACGCTGGTCACTGACGGCGACGGGAATGCGGTTGAGGTTCTGTGCCTTCGCACGTACCCCAGCCAAAACGAGTACCAGCGAAACACCAGCGGTGATCGGAACTCCGATGAGCCGCTGTTCGTGTTTCCATTCGAGGACGCCCCGGAGACGGATGCTCGTATCGAGTATCCCGAACCCGATAACACAACTACGTTGTACCAACTGAAAGCTCCGACTCGCTACGACACGCACGTTGAGTTCCCCGCGGAAGTTGTAACCAACCAGTAACACCCCCATGGCAAAGCTCAAGCTCGAATGGTCAGTCGATGACAAATCCGTCACCAAGACGTTTCGACGGTTTCGAGCGGGGGCGAAAGAGGGGATGGAAGAGAGTGTAGACACACTTTTGGATCATGGGAAAGGTGCGGCCCGCGAGCGGATCATGCAGCAGCGGCGGGTGTGGAACTTCGAAGTTTACAACGAGTGGTTCTCCGACGTTTCATCGAAGTCCGATGGCGTCACGGGGAAACTCTTTGCCGCAGCACCGCACGCTGGCGTGGTCAACTACGGTCGCAAGCCCGGTCGCACGGCACCACAAGTCCAACACATCATCGACTGGGTGGACGACAACGTGATGCCGCGTGGCGGCCCGTCAGGAAGCTCTGCTGGCGGCGGCGGTAGCGGGGGCGGTGGCGGGGATGGCGGTGATTCGGGGTCGCCCCCGTCCTCGATTAAGATCCCGAACTACGACCCCGTCGATGTTGGCGGTCACGATGATCGGACGCAGAATATGACCATTCGCGGTGATAAAGCTGTGTCCGAGTTTGGACTCGATTCAACATTCGAGTACAACGATGAGTCTGTTGTCGGGTTTTCACCCGGTGAACACTTTATCGGTCAACGGGTTTTGGTCTGGGATGACCAATCAACAAAATATCGCTATGCAAGTATCACTGACGTTGAAAAAGATGATTTAATTCATCTCAGATATGGCGATACAATGCAAAAAAAATCCATCCGCCGTGATGGAAATGTTACTCATCAACACGTTGTTGGTTATCAAAACCGCAGTCTACTATCTGACGAAGAAAAGTTAACTGCGGCAGATGAGCAATTCGAAAAAATATACAAAAGCACCAACTACAGTCAATCGGCATTAGATGATATTGATAGAGTCTGGAAAGAGTACACTGCTGCGATTCGTGACCCTGATGAAGCTCTCACAATGGCGAATCGTATAAGTGAGTTCAAAATTGCGAACAGTGGTGAAGGTTCACGAGTCGGTGGTATTACTGGAACTGATAGCTCGGTAAAAGTCTATCTGAAAAACCCAGATCAACCAGACTATATTGATCGAAATGTTGGGAAAATAGGCACCGTCCGACACGAGTTAATGCACGCGTATTTGATCACTAATGGTCAAGATGACGCGGTGGAATCTCGTCGGGGCAATTGGGATCAAATACCTAAATACAAACAGAATGAAGAAGTCGTGTTCGACTACGTTGAACGCGGTGGTCCAGACAATTTAGGTATCAACGTTAACGCCGAAGCAGCATTACCAGAAGCGTATATGCTGTGGCAGAAGGATGATCGATTATCAGTTCAC